CAAGCCCATCTATATTCTAACAACAGAGATGGCCGAACTGGTAGGATGATTTTGGCTAAAAAGATCAAACAAGATAAAACAAGAAATTTTGCTGTTGTCAACGCTGTCAGAAACGATACAACAGGTGAAAATCAACTATATTCGCCAAGAATTAATAAAAAGATTGTAATACAAACTTTGTCAATCCCGATCCCTGTATATGTTAACGTAGAATACAAAATTGTTATTAAGTGTGAGTACCAACAACAGATGAATGAAATGATGGCACCGTTTATTACTAGAACAGGCCAAATTAATGCTTTTAGTATGAAGCGAAATGGACATTCATATGAAGCATTCATAGATCAGTCTTTTACACATAATAATAATGTGTCTAATTTAGATGAAGAAATGAGGATGTTTACATCTGAAATCAACATACGAGTTTTGGGCTATTTGATGGGCGAAGGTGAAAATGATGACCGTCCTATTGTGCGCGTTGATGAGAACATAGTTGAAGTTACGTTCCCGCGTGAACACACCCCTCTTCCGGGCACAGAAGACTTTTTTGGTGGCTAAAACACTTCCTGAAGTGTCTTTGGGATTAAAAATACTATTTATCTTTGATTGCGCAAGCATAAAGTACATTAAACCAAAGAGAGGGACACATAATGTCAGTAAAAAGTTTTAAATTTGTATCTCCGGGAGTCTTTATCAATGAAATTGATAATTCCTTTATCCCCAAGAGTGCAGACGCCATTGGGCCGGTCGTAATTGGACGTTCACGCCGTGGGCTCGCGATGACCCCGGTCAAAGTAGATTCATATTCACAATTTGTAACAGAATTCGGAGACACCGTTGCGGGTTCAGGAGGTGGTGATGTTTACCGTGATGGTAACTATCAAGCTCCCATGTATGGAACTTACGCTGCTAAAGCTTTCCTTCGTTCGAATGTTGCCCCTCTGACATTCATTCGTCTTTTGGGCCAGCAAACCGACACCGGCAAATCAGTGGGAGGCGCCGCAGCCGCTGGTTGGGCAACTTCAGGAAAACCAACAACAAGCGCTGCTACAAATGGAGGTGCATTTGGTTTGTTCCTGTTCCGCTCAGGTGCAGCACAAGATATTGGAGAAGGTACCCATGCGGCAACTTTCTACCTTAATAAGGGTAAGATCTTCTTGTCCGGAAACATTGCTCAAGTTGATGGTGCCGCGGCATCTGATCTTGGTGCCCAAGGAACCGGAGTTGTTGTTGAGTCTGACACGAATGGCCTTTTTAACATTGTTGTTTCAGGTAACTTACCGCAAGAAACAATTACGTTCGGCTTTGACGACACACAAGAAACATTCCTCCGTAAGAGATTTAATACTAATCCACAAGTTGCTAGTGACAATGCGACTTCATTTTACCCCGCTACTGCGAGGAAGGACTATTGGCTTGGGGAGTCTTATGAACAAGCTCTTCGCCGCAACGGCTTACATTCTCTGACTACCACTTTTGCTGTATTATTGCCGCTTGGTGCTGAGGGTATTCTTGATAACGATTATCAGCCCGCCAATATGAAGGCGCAGGCATCTCGCGAGGCTGTCGCTGGTTGGTTTATTGGTCAGGATCAGGGATCTGCAGCCTCTTATGAGCCACAAAACGCTCAAAAACTCTTCCGCTTGGTTGGTCGTGGTCATGGTGAATGGTTGCACAAAAACACCAAAGTTTCAATTGAGAAAATTCGCCAGTCTTCAACAACCGCTGACCCATATGGTTCTTTCTCGGTTGTTATTAGGCAGCTTCATGATACCGATAACAAAGTTGTTGTTTTGGAGAGATTTGATAACTGTAGCCTAGACCCCAAGGCTCCCAGCTATATTGGTCGAAAAATTGGTACTCAATATGCTAAGTGGGACTCTACCAACAAGCTTCTTAAAACCTACGGCGATTATCCAAATAATTCTAAGTATGTTTACGTTGAGATTGACGGCGATGTTGAAGCTGGTGCAACCGATTCAACGCTTGTTCCGTTTGGCTACTATGGCCCACCGAAGCCAGCAAACGTCAGCAATGCAGTTGGTTCGGGAATTGCCCAAATCACTTCAAGTTTCGTTCTTGGTTGTCGCCAGTTTGTCAACGGTGATAGAAATGGTGTGACACAAAACCCATCCGTTTTGTTGTCAGGTGCCAGCGGTCTTGGCCCAGGCGATTCGGTTGCCACTGATCAGAATGGGAATGGCTTGACCGGAAGTTTAATCTTCCCAAGTTCTTCTATCAGGGTTTCGGCTTCTGATGGCGGCCTCAGAGACCCCACAAACGCATACTTTGGATTCAGCAGTACACGCGGCCCAGATTCAACGCGACCTGATGCAAGTGTGTGCGATTTCCACAGACTTCCGTATGCTAACTACGCTGATGACCCAACTAGCGGCTTGTTCACAGTTAAAGGCATTAACTCATGGTCATATATCTTCTCGTTAGATGATATCCGAGCATCTGGTTCTGCTTACTACTACCAGTCCGGTTCGCGTAAGGCAGGATCGGCAGTTGGTAGTGCCTCCTATACTGATGTCCTTGATGCGGGTTATAATAGATTCACTGCTCCTTTCTGGGGCGGCTCTGATGGGTTTGACATCACAAGGCCAGATCCGCTTTATAACGGCTTCATGTCAGCAACTTCTAACGAAGATAATAACTATGTCTTCCACACTTACAGGCGAGCAATTGATACTGTTTCGGATCCTGAGATGATTGACATGAACTTGTTAACAGCTCCGGGCCTAACGCAAGAAACGTTAACAGAGCGCATGATTGACATTTGTGAAGAGCGCGCTGACTCAATGGCCCTCATTGACCTTAAAAACGTTTACATTCCGCCACATGAGCAGTACTACTCTGACGTATCTAGCAGAATCGGCACTAATCCTGATCAGGCTGCTCTTGGTCTCAGAGATAGAAGAATTGATTCGTCCTACGGCGCAACTTTCTATCCTTGGGTACAAACACGCGACGAGGGAACTGGACAACTTGTTTGGATTCCGCCAAGTGTCGCTATTCTCGGCGTCCTTGGAAGTTCTGAGGCGAAAACCGATGTCTGGTTTGCTCCCGCGGGCTTCAACCGCGGCGGACTTTCCGAAGGTGCAGCCGGTATTCCAATTGTTAATGTAAGTGAAAGGCTTACTTCTAAGAACCGTGACACTCTGTACGAGTACAACATTAACCCGATTGCTTCTTTCCCAAGTTCCGGTATTGTTCTGTTCGGCCAGAAGACACTTCAGGAGCGCCAGTCTGCACTTGACAGAATCAATGTGCGCCGTCTGGTTATCTATCTCAAGAAGCAAATTTCTATCCTGTCTACTCAAATTCTGTTTGAGCAAAATGTACAGGCTACTTGGAACCGCTTCAAGGGACTTGTAGAACCATTCCTTTCTAATGTTAAGACAAGATTTGGTATCACGGATTATCGTCTAATCCTTGATGAGTCAACTACGACGCCTGATCTAATTGATCAAAACATTATGTACGCTAAGATTATGATTAAACCAGCAAGAGCTATCGAATTCATTGCAATTGACTTCGTGATTCTCAACACTGGCGCATCATTTGATGATTAAAACATAGGGGGAAAATAATTCCCCCCACTATTTATTGTTATAAACAGGAGAACTCAAACAATGCCATTTTGGTCAACAAACTTCGGAGAGGACGTAACCCTCAAAGATCCAAAAAGAAATTTCAGATTTACAGTAGAATTCCAAGGAATTCAAGCTGAGCAAGGGGGTGCTATCGCATGGTACGCCAAGACGGCAGCAAAGCCAAGCTTTACTGTTGAGAACGTAGAGCACGCATATTTGAACCACAAGTTCTACTATCCGGGTGCTGTCACATGGAATACCGTCACAGTTGAGATGGTGGACCCTGTTAGTCCAGATGTCACTGCAACGTTCTCCGACATCATAAGATTATCTGGCTATGCTCCGCCCGCCAATGCAACTTCTCTTGGTTCTATTTCCAAGGCTAAGGCTGCCGGCGCACTTGGCACTGTTATCATCACTCAGATTGACTCTGACGGGAAACCCCTTGAAACTTGGACGCTTTGGAACGCATTTGTCAAAGATGTTCAGTTGGGTCAACTTTCATATGGTGATGACGAGCTTACTAGCACTACCGTTGAGCTTATGTACGATTGGGCCCGCGTTGAAACCGCCAATCCTTCAGTCGCAGTAGCAGGTGGTGGTTCTAGCTTCTTTAATACATGATGACAATTTAATAAAACGAGAGGTGTACATTGTCTAGAAACCAAGATCGCTTAGGAGGCGTTCAACAACAAGATACTTCCCCGCCAGTTCAGGCTATGACCGAGGACACGGGAGGTTTCTCATTTGTAATTCCAACAGAGTTTGTAGAATTACCGTCAGGCGGCAAATATTATCCGCCGGGACATCCATTACATGGAGAGTCCGCAATTGAAATTAAGCAGATGACTGCTAAAGAAGAGGATATGCTCACATCGCGCACTTTGCTCAAAAAAGGTGTCGCCATTGACCGAGTTATTTCCAGTTTAATAATGAATAAGGCAATTGACCCAGATTCGTTATACATAGGTGACAGAAATGCTATTATTGTCGCTACACGTGTTTCAGGCTATGGAAACGACTACAGCACTAAAGTGACATGCCCTGCCTGTGGCACAAATCAAGAATATTCTTTTGATTTAAATGATGCCAAGGTGTATACCGGTGACTTAGACAATACAATGGCAGTTACTGATATGCAAAATGGAACATTTGAAGTTACACTCCCTAGGACTAATGTTATAGTTACTTTTAAACTTTTAACAGGTACTGACGAAAAAAGACTTATTCGAGGCGCAGAAGCCGACAAGAAACAGCGCCAAGAGCACGCTGTCACGCGTCAACTAGCTTCATTGATTGTAGCAGTTAACGGTGACACTGGAATAGATGCTATTAGGTACCTTATTGAGAATATGCCGTCATCCGATTCCCGACATTTGAGATTGGCCTATAAGTCCACTGCACCAAACATTGATATGACCCAGCATTTTGAGTGCGGCGAGTGTGGTCATGAGCAGGACATGGAGGTCCCGCTTAACGCGGACTTTTTTTGGCCTGACCGATGAATACATGGAAAGCGTGTATGAGCAGTTTTTCTTTTTGAAATACTCAGGTGGCTGGTCATTCAGCGAAGCATATAACTTGCCAATTGGTCTGCGCACGTGGTTCACTAAGCGCTTGCTAAAACAATTAGAAATGGAAAAACAAGCAATTGAGGAAGCCTCCAGAAGCAAAGGAGGCTCTCGCAACTCGTCGACTCATACATTGACCGCTGACAACGCGCCGAGTATGCCGCCTCAATTTACAGCGTTCGGAGATCAAAAATAAGCATATCTTGCTTTTTTAGTATAAAACTATTTAGTTTAGTGAGAGGTAGAATTAGTGACTCCTGAACAATTACAACAACTAATAGATGCCATGGCTGCCCAAGGTGGGGCGGTTGATAGTCTTAATGAAAAACTAGAAAAATTAAGCGATGCACAACTAAAAGTTGTACAAGCTCAGAAAGAAGCGTCTGATCAGGCAATCCAAGATAAAATTAACCAAGAGACCGCTGCTCGCGAACGTTTAACGCGCGCCCTTGACGCCCAAGAAAGAGTACTAGAAAAAGAACTTGCAACCGTCACTGATGAAAATGAAGCGTATCGCATAAAAAACGAACTCATCGATGTACAAATTGAGAAGTTACAGAGACTACTGCAAGCTGAAGAAGGCAACACCGAGGCTATTGAAGAAAATATAGCAGCCCTAAGAAGACAAAGAAAAGAAAGAGAACAAGAAAGCAAGAAAAAAGCCAAAGAAGACGAAGAATTTAAGAAAAGACTCCAAGACCAGAAAGCTGCGATGGACGACCTCGCTGGTAGCATGAGTTCTTTACTTTCTGGCACGGCACCTGATATTAAGAATATTTTAAATGCCGATAATATTGGTGGTGTTATCAAAAAGTTTCAAATGCTGGATGGTAACATCGAAGGTCTTCTCAAAAAAGCCGGCCCCCAGATGGCGTTGGAATTTGCAACTGCCATGGCACACTTAGCAGTTGATTTGGGTAATGCAGAAAATGCCTTTATGAAGGCCACAGGCGCCAATGAAGACTTCGCACGCTCTATCACAAATACATATGAGGAAGGTCGTAAATTCACCGTTTCAGCGGGAGAAATAGGCGAATCGGCAATATCACTGTTTAACACATTTTCAGATTTCACTTTTGAAAACCAAAAAACTAGAGAATCATTGATTCAAACAGGGGCAGTCTTAGAGAAACTTGGAATATCCAACGAAAGTTTCGCACAGGGTATTCAAGTTGCCACAAAGGGTCTTGGTATGAGTGCTGACGAAGCCGGCCAAGCGATGCTAGATCTGAGTGGCTTTGCTGAAGAGCTTGGAGTCTCACCGGAAAGATTGTCCAAACAATTTTTAGATGCTAGTGATAGTCTACAGAAACTAGGTTCTAACGGCGATGAAGCTTTTAGAGATTTGGCAGCTGCAGCCAAGGTTACTGGTATGGAGGTCAACAAGATACTAAACCTTGTAAACAGATTTGATACGTTCGAAGGTGCTGCTAGGCAGGCCGGTAAATTAAACGCTGCGCTGGGCGGTAATTTTGTTAACGCTATGGACCTCATGATGGAGACCGATCCCACTGCAAGATTTGAAATGATACGTGATGCGATTCTAGATTCGGGTGAGTCTTTTGATACGATGTCATATTATCAAAAGAATTTTTATAAAGATGCACTCGGATTGGAAAGCGTCGGAGATTTGGCATTGATGCTGAGTGGTAATTTGGAATCTGTTTCTGAAGAAACAAAAATGACATCCAGAGATTTTGAAGAGCAAGCTGAAAAAGCAAAAAAAGTAGCATCGTTTCAAGAGCAATTAAACGCAGTGTTTCAACAAATGATACCAATACTCACACCACTGATTGACGGATTTAGGCATCTATTAACCTTTTTATCAGATAATGCTACTGCAGTTAAGTTGCTTGGCTCTGTATTTTTGTTAGCTTTCGGTGGCTTACCGGGCATAATAGTCGGCCTTATATCGCTTGCTGATACAATTAAATTGGGAACTGACAAGGTTTCACTTTTATCGGTATATCTTGAAGGTTTCCGGAAAGGACTACAGCCTATGATAGACGGTTTCAAAGAAGTTAAGCAAGCTTTCATAGAGGCAATGGGCCCAATGGATGGTCTTGGTATGACCACAGATAGCTTGATACCATTGATCAAAGGCTTGGCGGAAGGTATAGCTCTATTTGGAACCATGTTCGCACGTTATGGAATTATTCCAATATTGAAAATATTCGCTTTCCTGCTGGGCAACACCGCTAAAGCGGTAAGGTTCGTTATGGATGCCTTTGCAGAGAAAAACTCACCAAGCTTCTTTGATATGTTTACCGATGGCTTGTTGGTTAAATCA